GTGTTCGTTACCATGTCCGCCTTTAAATATTGCATATAAACCAACCTTTGGCTTTATTGCTATATCATAATGTTGAAAGTTTAATATGCCTCCATCAAAATCATCATTTAAGTATAAGAATCCAGCATATCTACTTCTTTCAAACGCTGTTGGCTTACCGTCTTTTGAATTGTCTGAATGAAAATCTGCGAAAGCTCCTTCTACCCACTTTTGAGCATGATAACTAATTTCAGCAAATTTATGTCCAAATATATCTTCGCCACACTTTTTAAATTTAAACTTTAATCTGTTAAAGTAGTCTTCTGGTAGGCCAAACTCTGGCAGAGTAGGATCTGAGTCCCAGAATCCCATTGCAAAAGAGTCATAAAAAGAAATTTGATTCCACTTAAGTCTTCCACTTTCAACTAATGATTCTAAATATTTAATCATAGCTTCTGCTTCTTGCTCGGAAATAAAATTTTCAACAGTAAAGACGTCGTCTTTCCACTCTTTAATTGTTGGATATTTATCTAAAATTTCTTGACTAATCACTTGTCTTCCTTTGTTAATTGTTTAATAGTCCAAAACCATGGAGATGTATATCTTGTTCCCTTTGTAACCTTATCTACTCCGTGAATATAATTTTTGTCTCCTGGGAAAAAATATACCGCTCTTCTTTTTGGCTTGAATGCAATTTTTTGTAATGGGAAATGAAGCTCCCCTCCTTCATAATCTTCGTTTAAATAAAATATTGTTCCTAGGTCATACCAAGGGAAATCGTTTTCAGTTCCTGCATCTGGACCCTCGTGTAATTCTTTATCTGCATGTGGAAATTGAAAAGTTCCTACTGGCCATCTAACTATAGCTGGGTTTGTTGGCTCAACTTCTACAACACCAAAAAAATCTTCTATAACTGGTTTAAATCTTGCTATTACTTCACGAAGCATGTCTACAACTTTTTGATCTGCTTTCATTAAGGTGTTTAGTGTAGCTACTCTATTTTCCCATGGTCTGTGATCATAAATAATTGTGCCATTTTCATTATAATGAGATTCGGTTACGTCCCAGATCTTATTGTTTCTGGCAAAATTTTCTAGATAGTCGCACTCTTCTTCTGTAAGAAAATTTTCTATTTCGCCTATCATCTCTGGACCAGACCCAAAATAACCTGAAGGGGTGATTGACTTTCTAGCAGTTCTAATATGCTTACCCTCTTCTAAAGAATCATGATTTTGAATGATATCATCGTCGTGAGCGCTTTTAAACAAAACGTCACTATCGAAAGAAATTATATTGTCCATTTTTTCTCCTTATTCATAGCTTTTTTTAACCCAAGTTGTTTTTTTATAAACTCCGCCAAATTTAACTCTAAATTTTGATACGATTGACATGTGCCTATCGTACATTTCGTCATTACTATAGTATACCATCTCTGAAGTCCAAGCCTCACGCTTTATCGGAAATATCTGAGCAAACGGTGTTCCTTTTGGAATTAAACCAGAAAACCCTTCTTTTAAAAAGAATGGCATTAAGCCTGGCAAAGTATACCTATCGCTATCTATTATTCCATTAACTGTTAAAAATGGTAGATCATTTCTATTGAGAGGAGAAGTTACTAAAGCACTATATCCATCTGGCATTTGTATTCCCCAATTAGGCCACCAATGAAAATGCTTTTTGCTATATCCATGAGGATATTCAAACTGTGGCATGCTACTTCTTGCTTCACAAAAATCTTTATATTTTGGATCAATAATTACATGTGGCTCTCCATCATACTGGGCAAACATTATGTCTGTCGGAGTTCTTAAAACATATCCTGTTGAAAAAACATCTAGGAGTGCTGGACAAGATTTAAACCCTAAAGATTTTTCTAGCTCATCATCTTTATTGTATGCTGCCATTATTGGATCTCCGTTATCATCAACCCAATATTTTGTTGCATCTTTCCACCAATTTGGCATAAAATTTTTAGCTGGCCCTGGCTCTAAAGACTTGTGCTCATTTTCATTATTATAAGGTCTTGCAGAACCAAATTTAATTTTTGGCATTATTTACCACCTTAAGTTTTAAACTTTTAACTTCATGTTTACCCAATTTATTTCCTAAATAATCTACAGCATCACGATAAAAATTAGTCCACTTGTTTTCTTCTGCAAGCTTTGCAACATATTTAATATGTTCTGTTTCATTATATTGATCTGCATATGGAGAAATAGGCATAGTGTTTTTATTTAGCATCTCTATTTCTGAAAGCTCGATTTCGCCAAGTGACACTGGTATTACTGATATTACTGGGTGTCCTGCTGGAATTGTAATTGGAGTATACGGCTTAGTTATTCTCCACGCTACTGGAAATTCTGCAGTATAAAAAGAAGTGCTTATTGCTGTTGTAAAAGGTTGAGCCCCATCTAAAAAGTAATTAGGGGCTGGCATTCCAAGTAGGCTAACATTTTCTTCAGTTTTAAAAATTAATCCTGTTTTAAAACTTATAGTTGCATTAGCTCTTTCTGTGTAGCAATATTTATGTCCAGCAAGAATTTTTACGTGATCTTTACTAGAATCTGATTTTCCATCCCAAACAAAAGTTATGTCTTCTGGAAAAGATAATGACCAACCAAGAGTATTTGTTAAAGTTACTGGGAAACAAGTATACGCATGTCTGTCATATGTTTGCTCCATCCACTCACGTTTTGCCTGTAAAGGAGACAATGTAGCAGCATCTTCAGAAGAAACATAAGCTTTTATTTTATACATAACCTTCTGTATATCTCTTTTCAATATCACGATAGTCTGGCGTATGTGGAGCTTCTAGATAATCTAGCATAGTAACAATTGAATATTTTGTTCCGCTTGTTACTGGCATTGCTGCATGAGAATAAATATAAGAAGACGGGAATAAATAAAGATCTCCTGCTTTTGGTTTAATCTTTAAGTTAAACTTATCAAAGAAGAGCTCTCCGCCTTCGTAATCATCATTAATATATCCAACAGAAGAAAGCACACAAATGTAGGAGTATCCGTGATCTGAATGAACCTGGAAGTGTTGGTTTGGTCCATACTTAACAAAGTTAAATGACTCCCAATAGTTTAATGGGGCAAGTCCAAAAGCATTACGATATTCTTCAACTGGCTTTAGCTGTGCTTTATAAGAGTCTTCCCAAATTTTTTCTAACTCTATTTCGGCCTCTTTTTTATTGTCTTTATTAACATACTGCATTGATAGCATTAGACTGTCATCGCTATTTCTTTTAATTTTAAAATCGTGTGCATCTCTATATTTTAAATCTGTATGTGCATAACCAGTTTGAGACTGATTCCACTTATATTTACCTTCGCTCTTACTTAAAGAATTTTCTAGTCTGTTTACAAGGTCCATTTCTTTTGTAAAAACATCTCTATATACAACAATTCCGTAATGTAAGTACTCTGCATTTGGAGAAAACATTATTTTATACCATACTTTCTATCTATATATTCTTCATACTCTACAGTATGAGTGTCATCATTATAATCTAGCATTGTTACAAATGAATATTTAGTTCCCGACCTTACTGGCATTGCTACGTGGGAAAACAAATAGGTAGAAGGAAATATGTATAAGTCCCCTGCCTTTGGTTTTTCAAAAATCTTTAATTTTGGAAAAGCTAATTCTCCTCCAACATAGTCGTCATTTGGATAAGATACTAATGAAACTGTAGATATATATGACCATCCATGATCTGCATGCTCTTTAAAATATTGTCCTGGACCATATTTAACAACATTAGTCCATTCCCAAAAACCCATTTTTATTTGGTAATAATCGCAATATGCATCTACATAAGGCTTTTGAGATTCATAAAGATGTTTATATATATTATGATCTTTTCCTAAATCGCTTAGCTTAAAATCATAACAGTCTCTATATTCTATATCTGTTTCTTCTAGTCCTACTTGAGCTTTAGCCCAAGAGCAATCCCCTTTTGATACGGCTTTTTCAATTTCATTTATTACATCAAATGACTTATCAAAAACATTTTCAAATTTCCATATACCTGGGAATATTTCTATTTTATTCATATTCCTACTTTAGCATTTAATATCTAGTTAGTCAACATATGGATGGGGCATCCATTGTATGCAAGCATACCTCCAGCAATAATCATGCCGTATGGCTCTCTATAGAAAAGAATTGTATTTGTTTTCTCTTTTATAATATTTAAACTAGTTATTGGAACAATATTGATAGATTCATCTGAGTAAATAACTAAAGAATCTCCTACAGATAAGTTTTCAACTGTAACAATAACATATTTATTATTTTTATAAATTAAAACATCTTCTTTTAATGAAAATCTCTTATCTTGATCATCGTTAATAACCATAGTTTTATTATGAGATTCAGTTAAAATATTAGTTATTTTAGAATTTAATAGTTTATGATTTTTTAACTCATTAACTGACCATGAATTTACTATTTCTGAACATTCTGCTGTAACTACTCCAAACGAACAATTGTCTGCTCCGTATGTTATATCGTCAAAGTCTAGCGTAGCTAGTGTGTCTCCTATAACAATATCTTTTGCTTTCTTGTACCCGTCCGTTGTGAGTACAGGAGTATCCTCCTGAATACAAAATCTTGGTGGGCTAAAGAATCTTGGTGGGCTAAAGAATCTTGGTGGGCTAAAGAATCCTGGAGGACCAAAGAAACGTGGTGGGCTAAAGAATCTTGGTGGGCTAAAGAATCCTGGAGGACCAAAGAACCCTGGTGGGCCGAAGAAACGTGGTGGTGCAAAGAATCCTGGAGGACCAAAGAACCCTGGTGGGCCGAAGAAGAACGGTGGGCCGAAGAAGCGTGGTGGGCTAAAAAACGCTGGCGGGGCAAAGAACCCTGGTGGGCTAAAGAATCCTGGAGGACCAAAGAATGCTGGGGGTCCAAAGAAAAACGGTGGGCCAAAGAATCCTGGAGGGGCAAAGAACCCTGGAGGAGAAAAGAAACGTGGTGGTGCAAAGAAGCGTGGTGGTGCAAAGAAATCTGGTGGCGTAAAGAAAAGAGGTGGAACGAAGAAAGTTGGTGGCAAGAAAAATGCTGGTGGGGCAAAGAATCCTGGTGGGCCGAAGAATGACGGTGGGCTAAAGAATGTTGTTACTTGATTTGTTGTAGCTCCAACAGAAGTTCCGTTAGCATTAATTGCTACTACTGTATAAGACTGTGAAGTTCCACCAACCTCTGAGATTGTGTATGGTGATGTTACGTTATTATAAACTGGACCTGGTGTTCCATCTGAAGGTGGCTGAGTGTTTGGATCACTAGATGTAATTCTATAACTAGAAATAGCTTTTCCACCGTCATTTGCTGGTGCTGTCCAAGATACAACATCTTGATCTGCTACAGTTGACGAAACTGCTGGAGTTCTTGGAATACCAGGAACTGTAGTTGCTAAAATTTGATTTGAAGATACAGATTCATCTGAGTTACCATTAGCATTTGTTGCTAAAACTTTAAAAGTATAATTAACATTACTTTGAAGTCCTACAACTGTAATTGGGCTTGCCGATCCTTCACCAGTAAAACTTCCTGGAGTAGATCTTACTGTAAAGCTTGTTGGAACAGTACTTAATGGATCTACTGTAAAGCTTACTGTTGCGGCTCCATTATTAAAAAGTCTATTTGTTCCAACATCTGTTGCTACAGGGTTAAGTGGTGGCAACGGCTTTTCAAAATCGCCTGCTGCTGCTGACTTCTTACCAGATTTCTTTCCCACTTATACTCCTAAGCCGTAAGATCTCCGAATACTAACCATGTGTTAGCATCCCGTTTTAATAGAGTGGCAATTGACCACTGACTTCTTATTTTTAATCCTGGGGTAGCATTAAGATTAACTCCAAAAGCACTACCTATAGTAATTTGACCAGAATTGGTTTGAATAACATCTATAGTTGTTCCTATTGGAAATGTTAGAGAAGGTGTGTCTGCTGGAATAGTTAGTGTTCCAGCAACCTTTAATGACATTTCAATTATAGAGTCTCTTTCGTCTAAAGAAGAAAGAGTATAATTTGAATAAACCTTATTTATTTTAGTAATAGAAGGAACGCCTTGTTTAGACTGAGGTCCATCTGAAAAATTTAATGTTCCATTACCAGTATTCATAGTTCCAGTAAGGTTAACAGTTCCGCCTAGTGTGGCGGAACCATTAACACCAAATTCTTCTGCTACCGACAGAGTTTTTACTGATAGTTCAGCGTTATAAGGTATTTTTACTTTTTGTACAGACATTTAAGTCTCCTCCTTATT